CGGTGGTGCCGGTGGTTCCTCCGCCCCAGCCCGAGATGATCGTTCCTCCGATGTTGCCGCAGGTGGAGCCGGTTTTGGTTGCGGAGCAGCCCGTCGTTTACGACACTGCCGCCTGATATGGAAATCACCATCACACTGACTCAGGAGCAGACCAACAGCCTGCTTCAGCTCATCGACATCGCCATCAAGGCCGGTGGATACCAAAACGCCAAGGTCGGCGTTCCTTTGGCCGACATCATCATCGCAGCCGCACAGCCTAAACCCGAGCAATGACAACCGATACCAACAGTAGCAGCGGGCTTGGAATCTCTCTGGCTACCGCTGCCGCTGCTGGTGCGGTATCACTGCTTCCTCAGTTAACAGAGTGGTTCCGATTCGGGGCCGCTCTGTTGGCGTTTATAGCCGCAGCAATCGGACTCTACAAAGCCCTCAAAAAATGAACTGGAAAACTACTCTCGCAGGTGTCGGAGCAATCATGGTCGCAATCGGAGGCGCACTCAAAGCACTCTTCGATGGAGACCCCTCCACCAACATGGACATCGCAGCCACCATCACCGCCGTGACCATTGGATTCGGACTCATCATGGCCAAGGACGCTGATAAGAAGAAGGCTGAATGAACGTCATCGAGCAAATCGTATCAGCCATTCTCAAGTGGCTGGTATGGCTTGCGAAAACACCCTACACCGCAGAGGATGCAAAACCCGATCCAGAACTCAAAAAGAAGCTACTGGATCGCATTGCTGATTCTGAGCGCAAGCTGCTCAACAAGAGTGGTGATGGTGCCCCACGGTGAGCCTATACGCCTCGCTGAGGACGTTAAGGCTCGCGTCTGGGTCAAAGATGCCCAGGGCAACCCAACCAAGTCTCAAAACCGCGTGACAATCCACGAGGGATGGTACGCACTACCGAAGGAATAGTATGGCAACCCCACTTACAGGCAGTTCAGTCGCATCAACATACATTGGCCTACTCAAGACCTCCGACAACGCCAGTCTTACCGGAAGTCTCAGGAGCATCAGCGATGGCGGCGGAACCGATTCCGCGCTCCAGCTCTCCACAACCGCAGCCAACATTGTCGGTACCCTGAATGTCACGGGTGCCACCGGACTAGCTTCGAGCCTCGCAGTCTCTGGGTTGGCCACCATCGGTTCTACACTCGGCGTGACCGGTGCCACCAATCTTTCGTCCACCCTGACCGTTACCGGTGCTACTACCCTCTCGTCCACTCTGGCAGTCACTGGTGCCGCCAATCTCTCGTCCACCCTCGCGGTCACCAGCAACATCTCCACGAGCGCGGGTAATCTGTCCGTGTTTGGAAACATCGTCCAAACCAACGCCGCCGCATCAAGTTCGTTTGCCGGAAGCCTTACTGCTTCATCGGTAACATTCAGCTCAACCTTCACATGCAATGGAAATGCATCGTTTTTTGGAAACGTATCATTCGCCAATCCGTTAACAATCAATAGCACCCTCAATGTTACTGGTGCTACTGTCATATCGAACAACCTTACTGTAACCGGTTCGATTGGATCTAGCTCTTCTATTAGTGGAACGTCTTTGTCCGCAAGTGGTAACCTGACGGTAAACGGCAATACCACTATTGGTAATGCTGACGCAGATCTCCTGACGGTGAACGCGAATGTTGTTACATTCCCGAACATCACCACTCAGAATGTTGATACAGATACCGATAAGGTTATTATTCTTGATTCGACTGGAAGACTTCGGGCTTCTAACTCCAGTCAGTTTGTTCAGACTTCATTGAACTCACCTCAATGTAAGCAGACTCCAAACAAAGCCAGAGCAAGCATTGAGGCAAATACCACTGGATCTGGTGCTGATGTAATATCGGTTTCTATTACTCCACGAAGCGGCAGTTCAAACATTCTTGTTTCTGCCGTTATCAACTATTCGTTTTTAACTGGTGATTCCAAAAACTGCGTTTTCAGGCTAACTAGAAACGGAACTGAGATTGGAACAAGCACTGGTACTGGAATAGTTGGAATCGCTTCTGCCAGCTACGAAGACGGTGAGATTGAGTCGATCAACAATGTTAAGATAGAGTTTCTTGATTCACCCAATACCACCTCTGCTGTTACATACAAGATTCACATTTATGGATCTAGTGACCTGTATTTGAACTTCAACATAAATGGTTCCGTCCAGCAAAGCACTACTTCGACGATCACCGCTCAGGAATACTTCGCCTAATGAAACCCTCTGAAGTAGCTCAAGCGGCTTGCGACAAGCTGTCGTTCACGGACTCGGCCACGATCACGTTGGCCAAGAAGTTCTGTATCCGCCGCTACTCCATGATCTGGGATTCGTGCCTGTGGAACGATACCTTGGGCGTTACCTCCATTCCGATCACTGACGGTGATGAGATCAACACGATCAGCACCTTCATTACCAGCACCTACTCGTCGAACACTGGGTACAACATGTACATGGACTTCCCGGTGGCAGTGAAGTTCACGGTTGATGGAGATACCGATGGTATCGAGATCCCGTCCGCTGAGTGGGTATCGTTCTTCCAGCTCGATCCCAACACCTGGAACAACGTCGATAGCCGTAAGTCCACGCCCAACAACTTCGTGAACTGGGTCCGCAACATGGACGTTGCCTACGGACTGGCCGGTGTCCCGAGGATCAAGCTCATCCCAGTTCCCAACGTCAACGGAACCCTCTTCGTTCTCGGCAAGAAGCAGTCCCAGATGCGTCAGTTCGGTGAGGCTCAGACCATCACCAATGACAGCAACTTCGAGCTGCACGGTGTGGAGAATGCACTGATGGCCTACACCGAAGGCGATCTCCTCGAATACTCTCGGCAGTACGGTAAGGCCCAAGCCAAGTTCCAAGAAGGCGCGGCTCAAGTGTCCATTATGAAGGACATGGAACGCGGTCAGCAGCAGCAGATCAGCCGCATCATTCCTGACAGCCTCTACGACTATACCTTTCAGGACATCACCTAATGCCATTCCAATCCTCAGACGCACTCGACGACCAGATGCTTCTGGATGGAAGCAATGGGTTCAGTACTGGTGTCGTTTCAGCTACTCGTCCAGATGCCATTCCGGCCACAAGCTTGGAGTCGGCCATCAACATGGACTATGATGACTTTGGAAACCTTGTCACTCGTCTCGGGTCCGTTTCACTGGTTGGAAACAGCATCACCACCAACTGGGAAGCTGTTATCACAAACTGGGAGGCAACCACCGGCAACTTCGCCTCCAACCTTCCAATCAACTGCCAAGTCTACTCTGGCTTCTACTTTGATACGTCCGCCTCAGAGCGTCTGGTAATCGCGCTGAATGATGTCAACGCGAACACCAATCTGCTGTACTACGGATCTCCTGGTATTTCGTACAACGTCATCAGCGGATCTACGATCAATCCTCTCGCGAGATACGTTTACTTTGCTCAGCTCAACGAGAAGTTGTTCTACGCGGATGGCTATAGCGCACTGCGTTATGTCAACAGCTCTAACTCGAACGCATCCATCGCTGCCGGTAAGATCAGCCGCATCGATGTCATCAGGCAGGGTTCAAGTCACAACTCGATTCCCACAATCACCATATCGGCTCCGCCAAGCGGTGTAACCGCTACGGCCACCGCCATTGTGGCCAATGATGGCAACCTAGTTGCGATTACCATCACGAACCCCGGCAGCGGTTACATCACGGCTCCTACGGTTTCGATCTCACCGGCAAACCAGTCCCACGCGGTCGCATTTGTATCCCTCGCCGCTCCTGCCAAGCCTCTCTATCTCACAACGCATACCAATCGTCTCTGGTGCGTTTCGGCAGATACCACGGTTCCTCCAGATACCCTTTACTTCTCGGACATTCTCGATGGTGAATCTTGGGACCCGCTTGGTTCCATTCGCGTTGGTGGCGATGGCGATCCGATTCGTGGTCTCTACTCGTGGTTCGGATACCGCTTGCTCGTGTTCAAGGAGCGGTCCATCTGGACTGTGGATGCCGATCCCACGGCAGATCCCGCTGATTGGTCTATCTCGCTCGTCAGCGGAAACATCGGCTGCTCATCGCACCGATCCATTGCTGCGGTGGGTGCTGATGTTTTCTTCCTGTCTCGTGACGGCATCCGCTCGATGGCCCAGATCCAAGCGGGCACTCAGACCAGCGTTGGACTCGCGCTCAGCAGCCCGATCAACGATCTCATCAGCCGCATTGATAAGACGCGCCTCGAACTCTGCGACGGTGTGTTCTGGAATAACCGATACCTGCTCGCAGTTCCGTTCGTTCAGGAAGGACCGTTCGGTGTTGGTCTCGAAAACGAGTATGCGATGCTTCTTGAAAACGGTTACCATCTTGAACTCGAAGACCTGATCCCTCGGAATAACGCGATCATCGTATACCACTCACTGGCCCGCTCTTGGCTTGGATACTGGGACAACTGGCAGGTGAACGACTTCTTTGCCACATCGTTCTCAAGCTTTGGCCCTGTGCTGATGTTCGCTGGCGACATGACCGCAGTGTCTTCGGGAAGCAATCAGGTCTGGTCATTCAACGACTACCTGCCAAACACTCGCACCGTACCAACACCGGTTTCTTCCTATTTGGATGGCGGCTCGCAATACCAGTCCTCGGTGACCACAAAGGCTTACAACCTTGGGGAACCCATCCCCGACAAGATCGGTTACAGCATCCAGCTCGCGTTCGATAACCCGTACACCACCCAGAATACCGGTGTTACTGTTTCCTACGCCAAGGACATGACTGGAACATTCTCCACGATTGATTCCGGCCTGAGCATCACCAGTTCTCAGAAGTTCCTGAAAGCCTACAACCTCATCAGCAAGGGCCGATGGAACTCGATCCAATTTAAGGTTGAAACCAATGCGGGCGGTCGCCTGTCATTCCAATCCGCCATTCTCTCTGGATTCGTCGATTCCGTGCGTCCTCAGCAATGAACGCACATCCGTCTATCATCGAAGCAGCTAAGCTGCTCAGGCTTCATTGGCCAACTTGTTCCACATGGAACGATGATCAGCTCCTGAACTGGATCGGCATCTTCAACAAGATGAAGCAGATCGGGATCATCAAGAATGAGAAGGGCGAGTGCATTGGTGTCGGAGCTGTTCGTTTCCTGAACTCAATCGATGAAGCGGAAGACATCAACAACAACTTCCCTGATGGCCACATCGCTTGGATCGAGATGGTAATTGGGGTTGAGCCAGAAGCCGTTCAGACTCTCTGGTTGGCCATGATGACCGTCTGTTCAGATAAGGTCACCAAGGTGGGCGGATTCAGCAGAGGCGTTTCCCGTTTGTACGATTTCAACAGATACTTCAAACTTCTAATGAACCGAAGGATTTCCTATGGGCGGATCATATAAAGCACCGGATATGGCGGCGGCAAATCGCGAGGCTGTCATGGCTTCGATCGAAACCTTTCCGCTTCAACGGCAGATCGAGGCAGCGTCTCGGATTGGGGGAGAGGTTCGGGTTCCAATCTACAAAAACGGCAAAGAAACCGGTGAGTACCGAACGGTTAATTTCAGCGGCATGTCTGACATCGATGCCACACGCGAAACAGCTCGCGCACTAGCATCTCTTGCCCCTGAACAGACCAAGGCTCAGCTCGATCTCGCAAAGGAGTATGGAACTCAGTTTGCCGAGCAACGTGTTAAAGAGCTTAAGGCCGCTGATCCTGGACGCTATGGTCTCTATGAAAACTTCATGGAGAGCATTGGGCAACGCCCCATTGCCGAGACCGCTCCCGCTGCCCCCACCTACGAGCGTGTCGGCATGCCTACCGGCCCGCAGGATACTGGCGAAGCAGCGAACATCCGCAGCAACCTCGAACGCCAGATCAGTGCCGGTCTCGCTCAAGCCGGAACGCTTGATCCCGCAATGATCCGAGCCGCCGAGCAAGCTGTTCGCGCTCGTGGCACTGCTACCGGAAACATCCTTGGTAACCTCTCCGCTTTCCGCGAGGCGCGGGCGGTTGGTGAGGCTATTGCGAATGCCGATGTCCAGCGTCGTCAGCAAGCTCTTGGCCTACTCCAGAGCGGCCAAACCACGAGCGATGTCGCCAATCGTCAAGCTCAGGAATCGTTCCAGAATATCCTCGCAGCCACCGGTCAGCGAAACACTGCCCAGCAACAGACCTTTGCGGGCCAGATGGCTTCGCAGCAACAGCGTCAGGGTGCCCAGCAGCAGAACATTGCGAACATCCAGTCCGCTCTGGGTCTCCAGCCCATCGTCTCGCAAGCCGCTCAACTTGGTGGACTCCAGCAGGGTGCGTCTCCGTTCGCTTCTCCTCAGTACATTCAGGGAATGCAGCAAGCTAGCCCTGGTCAGTTGCTTCAGACCGGTTCCAGCTTTGCGCTCCAGAACGCCCAGAACGCGTTCGAGGCTTCGCAGGCCAACTCTCCGTTGGCCATCGTCAAGGGTGTCACTAGCGCAATCGGCGCACTCGGAAGTGCTGCTGGTTGCTATGTCGCTCGCGAGTGCATTCCCGATCAGTGGGAAGCGTTCTACTTCTGGAAGGAACTCGTTGGACCCGCTTGGTTCAAGAGCTTCTACGACAACAACGCGGAGAAGTTCGCGAAGTGGCTCAAGGATAAACCGAAGGCGAAGAAGTTGGTGGCCAACTGGATGATCGGTCGGATCAAGAGCTTGGTTCCTAAGGCTTGAGCTATGGCAAACGATACCGGATCAAACTATTGGTTCATGCCAGGAACGGGAACTCCTGAGCCTGATGCGGTAACCCCTGCCCCTCAGACAAACACTGCATCAGAACAATTAAGCTCAAGTTCAACCACAATAATGGACCCAAACACTGGGTTGCCTGTTGAAGTTGTTCTAAACCCTGACTTTGTAGAACCGAGATATGTTCCAGATCCTCCAAGGTTTGGACTTCCTCCAGTTCCTCCTGGAATGTTGGACCCTGTTATGGACTACGATCAATGGAAGTATGTTGATCGTTATATCCTAAAACCTCCTACTCCTGATTCCGGCAACACTCCATCGCCAATTTCCGGTGGGGTTACAGGAGCCGGAACGCCGCCGACTACAATCAAGCTTGAGGATGGTACGGTAGTAACTTCCGGTGGAACAGGGCTTGTTGGGTTTCCCGGTAGGCTTCCAATCGTGCTTCCGGGATCTTCGGTTACATCGACTCCGATCTTGGATCTGAGTCAGCCTCCGGTCGCTCCGGTCGCTCCGGTTACTCCTCCAAAGCCACCCAAGCCGATCACCCTTCCGGGATCTTCGGTCACATCAACTCCGTCAATCGTTGAACCAACCACTGTTCCGATTCCCGCTCGACGGATGCAGGAGGCTTTGAACCCGTACAACGGATACATCAACTACGATCCCGATGAGATCCTCGCTGCCGCAATGCGCGTGATGAACGGTCGCATGGCCGGTCGATCCATGCTCAATGATTTGAGAAGGTAATCATCATGGCTTTCGAGAACTTCCTCCAGAACGCTGCGAACTTTGCCACCGCTGGCCTATACAACAACCTCAGCGGGCGCGACAAGGAGCTTGAGCAGCAGAAGCTCGCTGAGGCCGAGGCATTCCGCGCTAACCCGGAGCTAGTTCGCGAAGCTGCGAAGTATGATCCGAGCATCATGGAACGCCTCGGAAACCTGCTGACCGGAGGCATCTACGGTCAGGCCAGCGGCATGAACGACAAGCTGGAGCAGCGAGATATGGCGAAACAGCAGATCATTCAGGATGAACTCCAACGCCGTCTGGAAGAGCGAATGAAAGCCTACGGAAATCCTCCGGCTCCAGAACCCGTTGGCAGCGAACTCAATCCTGATCGCAGCGCAATGCCCATGCCCGTCGAACCCGGAACACTTCGCAAGAGAAACACTTTCGCTGGAGGCTACTAACCTATGGCTACACCTAATTATCCCGATCCCGCCAACATCGAGGCGCAAGCTCAGTATCGTCCTGGTATCGCTTCCAACATCTTCAACGTCCTGACTGGCGGCTTGGCTGGCCAGATCACTGGAAGCACTCAACGCGCTCAGGAGGCCGCTCGTGCGCGTCAGGCGTTGCTACAGGAGGAGTTTGGAAAGCGGGATGAAGAGCGGGCTATTCAACGTCAGTTGATGCTCCTTAAAATGGGGTACAAAGCGGAAGCCGCTAAAGAAGG